AGCTTCAACCGCGATGAACACCCGGACGAAGATTACAGCTTCCAGGAAATGCAGGAAGAGCAGATCGTCATCCTCGGCCACGTCTTCTGGTGGGGCATGTACGCCCGTTAACCTCACCGCTGTCAGATAAAACCCGCCATCGAGCGGGTTTTTTTTCGCCTGCCAAAATCCGCCAACGCCTTTGTCTATGGGCTTTTCATGCGCTGGTGCATTTATGACGCATAAATAAATGCATTAACGCATTGACTGTATATGCATCCATGCATATTCTTTGTCTCAAGCCGCTCAACAAAGCGGCTCGAATCGAAGCTCTTTAGTTCCACTAAAAAAGGCAGCGATGAACCGGCCTCAACGGTTCAGAGGGTTGGCAACTGACCCGGGTGTGCAGCGTAAAGCACCAGAACCAGTTATCCGGCGGGCAGGGACCGCGGTCGGAAGAACAATTTGAATGGACCCGTACCGCGCCAGTAGCGCCGAAAGGTCGAACTTCAACTCTTGCACGTGGACGAGTTGAAGGCGAAGGACCGCATTACTGAAAAGCCTGGTGACCCCGGGCTTTTTGGAATGCCTGCCTCATAGGTACCACCCACCCCAATTCCTCATCAATCACCCCCGGAGGCGTGACATGACAAACGAGCAACAAGCGTTGCTGGACATGCCGATCTGGCTGGTCATCGTCCTCGCCCTGGTGGGCGGGGTGTCCGGCGAAATGTGGCGTGCCGACAAGGACGGCGCCCGCGGCTGGTCACTGCTGCGACGGCTGGCCTTGCGCTCCGGCGCCTGCATGGTTTGCGGGGTCTCGGCGATCCTGCTGCTGTACGCCGCCGGCGTATCGATCTGGGCCGCGGGCGCATTTGGTTGCCTGACGGCGATGGCCGGGGCGGATGTAGCCATCGGGCTATATGAGCGCTGGGCGGCCAAGCGGATCGGTGTATGCGAAGTACCCCCCCGAGATTCCCGCCCGGATCAGTAGTGAACTTACCGCCGCATGAACAGGAAGTTTTTATGCCCCCGATCATCGATAAGCCCTCGCAGTTGGTTGTTGCCATCGTCGAGGCGATACGCCGTGCCAAGCCCGGTATCACCGTCGCAAGTCGTAAAAACTTTACCGAAAGCGTCGAGCAGCCCTGGGTGCTGATCGCCATTGAACGGGATGCCACGGCCAGCCGTGCCAGAGATGGCCGTATCGCTCATGACCTAAGCATTTCACTGCAAGTCGTAATGCCCCCGGAATCGGCTGATCCGCAACTCGCGGCCTGTGACCTGAGCAGTGCACTCAAGGACCTTGTCACCGATAACCGATGGGATCTGTCGGGCGATCAGTGTGAGGTGCCAGTGAACCTCGACGCGGTTCCTTCGGCATTCGTCAGCGGTACACGGGCGTTTCCCGCCTGGACCCTGTCCTTCACTCAGACGCTGTACTTCGGCACTCCGTTGCTGGATGACCCGCTCGGGACGCCGAAATACGCCCGCACCTGGGAAGTCTCGGACATCGATGACCCCGACCAATACACCGAACTGGAGGGCTAAGGCATGTTCGATGCGCTGTTACGCCTGCAACTTGGCCCGATCATCGAGCGCCTGGCGGAGATGGAGGCCGAGCTTGAAGACCTGCACCGGCGCACTGACAGCGTGTGTCGGATCGGTGTGTGCCAGGAGGTCGATGCGGCCAGTAATACCTGCCGGGTTCGCCACGGTGAATTGCTGACGCCGGCCATCCGCTTCTTCAATCCCAGTGCCGGCGCGCAAAGCGAATCGCGGATTCCCTCCGTGGGTGAGCAATGTCTGTTGCTCAACCACGGTGGCGGTGAGGGCAGTGCTCAATCCGTCGCGTTGTTCGGGCTTAACGGCAACCAATTTCCGCCGGTCTCGGCCCAGGCCTCGTTGACGCGTCGCCTCTACCGGGACGGCACGCAAAGCGCCTATGACGACGTCAGCCACACGCTGAACTGGAGCAACGGCCCGGTGACGTTCAACGCTAATCGCCAGGCGCTCGAGTTCAACATCGGCCCGACGCGACTGGCAATGGCTCCCGAAAGCATCGAACTGCAACTGGGCGCGGTCGGGTTGCGACTCGACGCCTCCGGTGTGCACCTGAGTGGCCCGGTGGTGGATCACCAGGGCCGTGTGATCAGTACCGCATAAGGTCTCCCCATGATTGGAATCGATAGAAACACCGGCGCGACGGTCGACGACTGGCCGCAGTTTGTGCAGCGCGCGACCCGTGCGCTGACCACACCTTTGGGCACACGACAAAAGCGTCCTTTGTATGGCTCTGCCATCCCGCAGCTGTTGGGGCAGAACCTCGGCGATGACGTGCTGATCCTGGCCCAGAGTTACGCGGCACAGGCGTTCTACAACAGCCAGAACGGCATCGGCGATTTCCAGCCGCAGGTCATTGTCGCGAGTCGACTGGGCGCTGGGTTGCTACTGCGCTTCGCCGGCACCTGGAACAACCGTAACCAGTCATTCGAGGTGGTGACATGAGCATGTTGATACCGGGTCAGAACCAATTGGCCGAGCCTTCGATCGTCACGGTCGAAGCCTTCGAAGAGCTGCTGGCCGAGTTCAAGATCTTCGTCATTGAGTACGTCGGTGCCCGCGCTCCCGAGAGTGCGGTCAAACTCACGGCCAGTCTGGAAAACCAAAGCGAACTGCTGACCCTGGCCCTCGAAGCTTTTTGTGTGCGCCTGCAACTGCACGAGCGCAAATACAACGCCCGCATCAAGCAGATGCTGGCGTGGTGGGCGACAGGCAGCAATCTTGATGCGCGTTTGGCCGACATGGGCCTTGAACGCCAATTACTCGATCCGGGTGACCCGGCGGCATTCCCACCGATTGCTGCGGTGCATGAAAGTGACGACGACGCTCGTTTGCGCTACTACCTGACGCCCCACGCACCGGCCGCAGGCTCGCGCATGCAGTATCGCCGCGAGGTCTTCACTCTTGGTGAGCGCCCCGTGGTGAAAGTAGATGCGGCGGCGGCCGGCGAGGTGACGGTCACTTACACCTTCGCGCCAGACGGCTTTGCTGCGCAGGTCAAGGATGGCAACGGGCGGCGCACGGCCCCCGGCGACGTTATGGTCACCGTGCTGTCACGGGAAGGCGATGGCACGGCACCCGAGACGTTGCTTGCAGGCGTGCGCCAGCATTTCGAGCGGCCGGATGTCAGGCCTGAAACCGACCGGGTCACGGTGCAGGGCGCACATATCAAGCGCTACAAGATCAGGGTCGTGGTCCGGATCAATGCCGGTCCGGATTCAGGGCTGACGAAAGTCGCCGCACAACATCAACTGCAGTCCTATGCCGACAGTTGTCATCGCCTGGAAGGGCGGGTGGACCCGAGCTGGATCGACTACACGTTGCACAGCGCCGGCGCGGTTCAGCTGGAAATTCTCGAGCCGCTCGAGCCGATTGTGACCACGGCATTCGAGGCACCGTACTGCACCGGCGTAGAGGTGGAGGTGCTGACGCTATGAGTGACCAAAACACTCACCCGAGCCTGTTGCCCGCCAACAGCTCGGCGCTGGAAAAAGCCCTCGATCTGGGATTCGGCGCCTTGCTTGATCGCATTGCGCCGCCGTTTCCCGAATTGATGAATCCGTCGGCCACACCGGTGGCGTTCCTGCCATACCTGGCGGCGGATCGTGGTGTCAGCGAGTGGAGCACTGCCGCGGCGGAAGCGGAAAAGCGATTGACCGTTGAACTCGCCTGGCCCACGGCGCGCCAGGCGGGCACTCGGCTGGCATTGGAGAACGCTGCCAAGGGTCTGCGCTTGATGCCCGAAGTTCGTGCCTGGTATGAGCAGATACCTGTCGGTCAGCCCTACAGTTTTTCCGTCAGGGCCTTCACCGAACAGCCCTACAGCGAAGAGATCGATGCGCGTCTCGACCGGCGTTTGGCGGATGCCAAAAGCGAGCGCGACACCTTGTCGGTCTCTGTCGGCTTGAGTGCATCCGGTCGTCATTACATCGGCGCAGCGACGGTGTGCGGCGAGCTGACCACGGTGTACCCCGTGGTCATCGAGGGGCTGGAAACGTCCGGCGAGGCTTTCATGGCTGCCGGACTTTATACCGTCGAAACATCCACTATTTATCCTCAGGGGGCCTGAATGGCTGACTATTACACCCTGCTCACAAACGCAGGGATTGCCTACGAAACCGCCTGCAAGGCGGCGGGCGTGCCGATCAAACTGTCGCAGATTTCGGTCGGCGATGGTGGCGGTGCGGTCTATAACCCGGCGGCAACCGCCACCGCGCTTAAGCGCGAAGTGTGGCGCGGGCCGCTCAACGCGCTGTTCCAGGACGAGAAGAATCCGAGCTGGTTGCTGGCCGAAGTGACCATC